TGACGCGATGCTGACCTCGAGCACTGTCGAGAGGTTGCAGGTCGAGCACCACGAGAAGCGCGGCAGTCCGTAGCCGAGGTGAAGGACGACGGTAGCCATCAGCCCGTGACTCGCTTGAGCTTCACGACCGGGCCAGGCGTCGCTCCCGTGAACGGGTTGCGGAACACCTGCGGGTCGCCGTCGATCTCGTACAGCAGGCCACGCACCCGGATCTGGTCCGTCGCCAACGGGGCAGGCGTTCCGGTCGCGAGATACACGGTCGGCTGCGTCGTGACGATGTCCTGACCCTGCACCCGCTCCACCGAGCCGGCCGGCGCGAACGTGCAGCCTGGGACGTCCGTCGAGGTGGTGCCGTAGACGTCGTTGCCGTCGCCGTCCTGGCCGGTGATGCCGCGGGAGAGGATCGTGACGGTCTCGCCGAAGGGGAACACCTATGCCCCCGAAGTCTGGTCCCAGTCGCCGTAGAACGGCGGGGAGTTCCACAGGTCATCTGGGCCGAGCGGGACTTGCCCCCATGCCTTGCGGGGTGAGGCGTCGGCCGGCGTCGGGTCGATGCTGAACGCGCCCGACGAGTTCGACAGGCGTCGCAGCTCGGCCTTGTTCGCGCGAGTCAGCCACAGGCCACCCGAGATCCCACCATAGGTGGCCATGTAGGGGCCGTTGACCTCGCTCGAGGCGTTGGTCGGGTTGGTGTACGCGCGAGCGGCGATGTCGAGGACCACGCCGCGAGCAGCGTCCGGGAGCGGGGAGACGATCTGCTCGCACTTCGCCTGAGCCAGCCCCAGCAACAGGTCCGCGCGGTCGGCGTCGATGCTCTGGATGTTGAGATATGTGGCGAGCTCGGCTGGGGCGACAGAGAACCCGGAATCGGGGACGGGGATCGGCATGACGCACTCCTAGTCTCGCCGGAAGGGTGAGGCGGGGCGACCCGAAGGCCGCCCCGCCACATGGATCAGAACGCGGCAGTGCCCTTGGTGTAGGTCACGAACGCGCGCTTGGCCCCCATGACGAAGCCGTAGTACGCCTCCGCCAGGACCAGGACGAGGTTCTCCTGGAACGCCGAGTGCCAGGTGGTGCCGTCGAAGTAGGACGCCTCCTTGCTGATGCGCAGGGAGATGTCCATGCCCACGCCGTAGGCGGCCTGAGTCCAGTCGCCGCCGACCGCGCGGAGCTGCGTGTCAGTGCCGCCCTGGCCGGTCGCGGAAACCGTGGCCTGGCTCGTCGCGGCGGTGCCGCCAGTGAGCTGGGACTGGTCGACCGAGAACGGCGCAGACGGAGCCTGCACGTTGCTCGCGGCGTTGGGGAAGGTGATCGTGTACGGACCACCAGCTGAGCCGGAGACGGTGACGCCCGCGAAGACGCCACCCCAGGCGCGGATACCCGACTGGACCGTACCCGCCGCAGCGTTGTAGGCCAGGGTCGTCGAGTTGCCGCCGGAGGACAGCACGAAGTTACCGCCGGTCGGGGTGCCGTTGAGCGTCACGGTCTGCACCGAGTCGCCCTGGCGCCAGTACTTGCCGGACACGCCCTGCGAGAAGTAAGCAGGGAGGCCGGCCAGGGTGCCCGACCCGGAGGTCGCGGCCAGGGCCAGCGACGGCGCGGCATCATTGCCCTGGAACAGCGTGCGGCCGGTGGTGTCGGTTGCCAGCATCCCGTCCACCATGAGCCGCTTGTCGGCGGCGAAGCCGGTGAAGTCGTAGTTGTTGTCGATGACCTTGCCGACGCCGGTGGCGAGGTCGGTGTAGAGACCCCCCGCAGCCTGCGCCGCAGTGCCCAGGGCGACCGTGCTGGACGCCTGGGCCAGGTACTCCGGGAACGGACCCGCGTTGCCGGTGCGCAGCGACTTGCCGTTGATGCAGGCGTAGTCGAAGGCTCGCGCGAGCGCGGTCGGAAGATCCTGGATGACCTGCTCGTACATGCCGGCCGGGTTGGTCATCGCGACCTCTTCGGAGACCGGAATGAGGACGGCGAGCTTCTTGCCGGTCATCTGCTTGACGCCGACACCTGGCTCGGCGGCGGGCTTGACGCCACCCTCGCCGACCCAGTCGGCCTCGGGGATGTCCATCGGAACGGGGATCGCCGTGTTGGCGTTCACCGACAGAGGGACCTTGCGGGCGAGTCCCTGGACGGCCGACGACTCGGACGCCTTCGCGAAGATGGGGCCGGTGATGGTCGGCGGCAGCAGGGTGCTGTTGACGGAGCTGAGCTGGGTGGCCATCTAGAGGCCCCTTTCTGAGTGGCTGACTCAGGAGCCGATCTGGCTCCGGATAATTGAGGCGAACTCATCGGCCGGACTGGCCGGTGCGCCCCCACGGGCGGAGGAACCCTGCGACGTGTCCGGGCGGGGTGCCCGACGCGCAGTGGTCTCCTGGGATGCCGGGAACTGAGCGAGCAGTTCGTCAGCGTCGGCCTGAAGCTCCTCGGGAGTGGAACCCTGGAGTCGGCGAGCGAGCGCGGCGGGAAGGCCCTTGTCGAGTGCGATGGTTGCGACCATCGCGTCCCGCTCGGCCTTGGTGGCACGCTCCTGGTAGCCCGTCGCCTGCTCTCGCGCGAGTTCGAGCTCCGACTTGGACGCCTGAATGAGGCGGTCGTACTCGGCGAGCTTCGGCTCGGCTTCCTTGATGCGCGTCATGTTGTCCTTGGCGCGCTTCTCCCACTCGCGAGCCTTGGCCTTCCAGTCCGTCGTCGCGTCGTCCGTTTCGGACGTCTCGACGGCGTTCTGCTGCTGGGTCTCGTCGTTTTCCGGCATGGTGATGCACCCTCCGTGCGGATGGATGGATGAGCCGTGCGGCTCAGCCCGCCTCAGTGCGGGTTGTCTGTGGTGGCGCGGCCCTCGAAGGACTGGCGCCAGGTGTAGAGCGAGACGCCCCCGTGCTGCTCCTTGAGGCGCTCCCAGTTGGCGGCCCACTGCCGCGCGTGTGCGCTCATCTCGAAGGAGCCAAAGACGGGCACGACTTGGCAGTTGCAGTGGTCGTGGAACTTGAACTCGCCGTCGCCGACGAACCGCTTGTTCGCCTCACGGCCCGCGGTGTCTTCGCTCTTATAGGCCGCTCCGCGACTGGCGAGCATCGCGCAGAAAGAGCAGCAGTTTGGTCTAGCCTCGCGAGCCCAGGCACGTGCATGGCGGTCCTGCTGGACGGCTTCGGCGGTCGTCTCGCGGCCCGCGTTGAGCATCAGTCGGGACATGGCCCCGTCGATGCTCGCCTGTGCCGACTCCGCAATCCGGGCCGCAGTCGGCTTGTCGGTGGCCGGGTCCAGCAGCCGCGCGTCCCATAGGCCGCTCGAAGCGCGCGACAAGTTCGCGCTGATCTGCTCCAGTGGCGGCGGATCGGCGACCGGGACCGTGAACGGCGACCGGATGCCGGCGGCCTCGCGGCGACGCATGTAGTCCCGCTGCGCCAATGTCCCCGACGCCAGCGCGTACTGGCGCACCACGCCCGCCACCGTTGCCCGGTAGTGGGGCAGCGAACCCCGCAAGTTGCCGAGGTCCAGCGATGGCCACGCGACCCGCAACGCCTTCGACAGCGCCACCGCCAGACCCGCCTGGGTCAGGTAGTGGTCACTGACCGGCGGGAGTTCCGGCGCCTGCGTTGCCATTGCTCAGGTCTCGAGCGACAGAAATGTCCGTGCGCGCATCCTTCGCAATGACACTGTGCGCAAGTTGCGCAAGGAGTTCCTCGCCGGCCGAGGTCTTGTCGTCGATCTTGAGTCGCTGCCGCTCGACCACCGAGTAGCCCAGCCCCTCGCGGGTCACGTCGGACGTCGCAGGGATCGCGCCGGCCGCGATCTGCTTGGTGATCGAGTCCGTCGTCGCTGCCGGGGTCGGGGTAGCGGCCTTCGCCCAGAGTGTTTCGATGTTCTGCGCCTCGGTCGGCAGGTCGCCCTCGTGCAACACCCGCAGCGCGAGACGCATGACCGTCTCCCAGCCACCCGAGAACGCCCGCTGGCACCGCTCAGCCTTGCGCACCAGTCCATTCTCCGCCGACCGAATCGCGTCCGCCGAGGCCGGATTCTGGGATGTCTCGCCGAGCATTGACGCAGGCAGCCGTGTCAGCGCCGCGACCTCCTTGCGGAGCTCATCCATGATCTTCGTGTACGCGGACGGGTCGTAGGGCGTGAACTGGCCCACCTGGGGCGCATTCCCGTCCTCGTCGCGCTCGAGACCGAGCACGCGACCCAGGTACACGTCCCACGCGGCCTTCGGGTTCCCGTCAGCGTCTACGAACGCCGACTCCGAGGCACCGAGGATGTAACGCTGTGGGGCGGCATAGAACTCACGCGCCACCTCGAGCCCGAGCAGCGTCCGGCATCCCGAGTCGGTCAGCGACATGAGCTCGGTGGTGATCTCCGAACGGCCGTCGCGGTCGGCTACGCGCTGCCGGTTCGCCAATCGCGCCACGGGCACGACGCCGAAGTTGTGCTCGTCGCGCTCGCCCGTCTCACTCCACCCGCTACCGTTCTGAGCCAGGAAGATGGTCTCGTTCGGCAGGTAGAGGGTCGCCTGCAACTGGCGGCCATACTCGTCGCCACCGTAGACCCGAAGCGCGGCCGTGATCTCTCGCCAGCGCGGGTCCCACAGCACCGACATGTCGCGCGCCGACTCAACAGTGATGAGCGGCGAGCCGTCGTCGTTCGTGCCAACCGAGGCATAGGAGCAGCCATAGATCAGCGCGTCGAGGTGTGCAAGCTGGGATTCCTCGTCGAGATTGTTCGCCTGCCAGATGTTCCACAGCTCGTCGTCGCCGTCACTGGATGAGGCGTAGCGGAAGCCCTCCACGTCCAGCCGCTCGTCAAGCGCGTCGACCGCGACCCGCGGCCACCCGACCACCGTGTGCAAGCCACGGACCTGCGGCGGAATCGAGATGCCCAGGTCGCGGATGAGCTGGTTGCCGTTGTAGTAGGCGTCAGCCAGGTTCAACACGGGCATCCGCGTCGACCGCAGGCCGTCCAATCGCGTGACAAGTGCCTGCTGATCGCCAGTGAGACCCGTCCCAATGAGGGAAGGTGCGAGCGGGGACACCGTCACTTGACGCACCTGCCCTTCGTTCTCAGGAGAGGACCACGACCCGACCGTTGCCGGGCGTGCCTTGCTTGTTGCGGGACAGGAGATAGAGGCGCCGCAGCATTCGGGCTCCCACGAGGCACACCGCGAGGTCGATCTTCCTGGCCGATTCGCGGTGCTCCTTGCGCATGGAGATGCCGAACTTGCCGGGCGCTCTCTTTGCGTTCCGCATGTGCTCGATCAGCACCGCAGAGGTTTTGAAGATCACGAGCCGCGCAGGCGGGTCGAGGTTCGCCTGTTTCTCCAGTTCGCCGAGCGTCTGATCGCAGTTCTCAACGAACACGCGCTGATTCGTCTCGGTTGCCATATCGAACGCCACCGCGTGAGCGCGTGGCCCCGACTTGACTGGGTGAAGCTTGAGTTTCGATCCGTACCGCCGAGACCAGGCATCTACAAGCGGCCACCAGAAGCGGTTGTCGCCCTCGGCGTCGTCGTCCTTCGCGTGCGACGGATCGAACCAGAACGCGACGACTCTGAACTGCTTCATGGCCATGACCACAGCGAGGTCGACTGCGTCGCGGTCGACGATCTTGCCCTTCTTGGGCTGTTGAACGTGCAGCACCTGGCAGAGGCCGTCCGAGAGGCGGCAGGCCACGAGGCCCGTCGCGTCGTCAGACTTCGATCCATCCCCAAAGAGGACGATCGTGTCGCCGTCGATGAGGCCCTCGTCGCGAGCGCCGGCCGCAATGTCCCGCGGGTCCGCCCATGCGTCCTCGGCGGCGGTGATCTGGTTGTACCACTTGCGCCGCGACTCACTCGGTGAGTTCGCCGGGTTCTTGATCGAGTTCAGGATTCGCTTGAGGTTCAACCAGTGCGAGTCGCCACGGATCGACTCAACCACCGAAGGTGCGGCCTCGATACTCAGGGGCGCCTCGGGTGGCGCCTCGAGCGAGTCGTACAACATCCCGAAGTCGGCAGCGGTTGGCGGCTGGCAATCGATGCAATTCGGCCAGTCGTCGCGGTCCTCGTGCTTGTCGCAGCGCGAGCCGACCGTCTTCTCATATGCCTCGCGAGTCCGCTGGCCTACTGAATCCTCGCCGGGGCGGTAGGCGTTGCAGATGTCGAGCTGACGCGCAAGGCCGTCCGCTGACTTCGCAAGGTTTCCCTCGATCGCGCCGGCCAGCTCGTGCCCGCCATTGCTCTCGTTCCAGTTTTGCGTCTCATTGCGGATCACCAGCGTCGGACGCGGACCCTCGATCGCCATCGTCGAGGACGTCATCGCCTCGATGTGCGCCAGGTCGCCACGCGCCCAGACGTTCAGCTTGCCCGGCTGAATCCCGTACTTGTCCCGCGTCTCCGGTGGAATCAGCGCCGGGAACAGAGTCATCGTGTTTCGCTTGATCTGGTCCTGCGCGACGCCGACGATCTGCACGTAGGGGTTCGGGATCTGCTGGCCCACTGGGACGTCGCCATCCCAGTGCGAGAACATCGCGTCCTCGGAGCAG